CTATCACTTACGGCGGTGTCTACAACAGCATTAACGCTGACGAGTACGACCAAGAATATCGTGGAGGAGGTTCAAAAACAAGTGGTGGAAAAATTCTTAAACAACGGAAAATAACACGGGAAACGATGAAGGCGGCGACACGTGCCTTGCTTCAACTCACCACGAAAAACCGTCGCAAACGACAGGCGCAAACCCAATTTGGCGGGGCTAAAATACCGAATCGTTTGATTGCGAGAACCGATTTAGGAAAAGGCAAAAATGCGGGGGAATTGGAATATGTGGCCGAATTAAACATTCTCTCACAAGATGAATTTGAAAAGTTGAATGACGCCTTTAATCAATACTATATGCTGAAAACCAAGTACGAAAAGGCGGTTCAAACCAAAAAAGATGCGCTGATTAACAAAAATCCGGATTTATCCGCCAGACAACGCCAGCGGTTATTTCAGTCCGCGAAACCCAAATGTGTGAATTGCCGGCAAGAAGGCGGAACCATATTCAAAAACGAAGACGGCATTTTAAAGGCGCATTGCGGGAACATTTCGCAACCGTGCGGCCTTGACATACAAATTAACCGCGGAAAATATGAGAGTTTGGAGGAGTTGATGAAGCAGTCCCACGAAGATGTCAAAGAAACCAAGGAACGCATCATTCGTATGAAACTGGATGTGTCGTTTGATTTTATTACACAAGACGAAGTCGCGCAGAAGGTTGATTCTATTATGAAGGAATTAAACGAACAGCTGGAAATATATGCGGAGTTTCGTAAGTATTACTTTGACGTCACTGACAACACGGAAAAACGGAAGGAGTTGGCAACCATTATGGAACGCATACGCGAAAATGAAGCGAAAATCAGAGGTATTATGGCGGACTTTTCTGAAACCGGAAACCGCTCCCTCATAGATGACGTCCTGCTGATATACCAAGACAATTTAGAACCGCTTTATAAAGAATTTGCGTTGAAACAATCTGTGTATCGCAACATAGAGACCACGGATAATGAAGAAGGCGTATTGGTGCCATCGTATATCAAGGGCGAATTTTATATGATACAAAAGACGTATTCTTATAACGAATTGTATGTCCCTGTGGTCGTTCCGAGCGTCATATCAAATGTGCGTGTAAAAGTTTAATATTACACCACCAACCCATTTCTTTATTTTATATGTATTATATAATATATTTGTATTTGTATTTGTCTGGTATCAAATGTTTAATAATTTTGTGAATTTTCCTATATTTTTGGTTAGTCTAGCAATTGGTTTGTTTTATGTGTATATTTCCGTGCCGCCTCCCAAGGTTATTTATGTGTATCCTACCCCCAGTAATTTAGATAAAATCCAATATAAAGACCGTGCGGATAATTGTTATAGTTTTGATATGACAGAAGTGAAATGTCCCGCAAACAATGATTATAAACGCATTCCGGTTCAGTAATCCCGTAATCCCGTAATCCCGTAATCAATCCAACATAAATTTATATTTTATATTATTGTGTATATATAACATAAAATACATACATACGCAATAATATGGCGCTTGGAAGATTGTTTCACACCCCCACCGGTAAAATAATAGTATCAATTATATTAGGACTCGGCATTGCGTCGCTGTTTAGGAAAGCATGTAAGGACCGCAATTGCATCAAATTTGAAGCGCCGTCTATTAAAGAATTAGAAAAAGATGTCTATCGCATTGACGACAAGTGCTATAAATACAAGTCAAAAACGACGACTTGTGATAAAAATAAAAAGACCATTGGTGGTAGCGGATGAGTGCGGTATAATAAATGAAATGAATAAATGAATAACGGTTTTTGGCGTTTAACTGTGCCATTTTAAATCTTCAAAGGTGTATATTGAATAAACAAATTCATATTTTAGGGATTTAAAATGGCAGACACGACAAGTATAGATGATTTACCTATGGGTCCTGCCGGCGGAATGGGCGGCAGCGGACAAAATATGATAATTAAAAAAAATGACAACGCGGTTGCGTCTCCAATGGTGTATTCCCCGAACGTAGAAGGGCTGTCTCAATCCACCGGAGGTATGGCGGGACCCGGCATGCTTCCCCCCGCAAACCCCGCACTTATGAATGAAGTGGTTTCCGGCATTCAGAAAGCCAGCGCCCAAGGCCTCACCATGCTGCCCACGCGAGACATACCCATGAATCCAAACGCATTCACCCACGACCAGTATGTTCATCAACCCAATTACATTCCACACCCGCCACCACAACAATCCGACTACATTACCAATCACGAGAATTTCCATTCCATCATGCGAGGCGCAGTAAAACAGCAAAATCGGGTTAATACCGTGGATGCGGTGTATCAAGAGATTCAGACCCCCATTTTACTTGGAATTATGTATTTCATATTTCAAATGCCGGCGTTTCGGGCAAACACGATGAAGTTTGTCCCGTCCTTTTTTTCAGAAGACGGGAATTATAAGTTGTCGGGATTGATTGCGGTCAGCGCCGGGTTTGCTGTTGTGTTCTATGTTATTCAAAAAATATTGAGCCGCGTGGGACAAGCAATCATATAAATTATATAAATTTTATTCAACCGCCGCATTTGGGTAAGGCATTGTCATACAAAACATTTTCGGGTATCCTTGCTGAACGCAGTTTTCCCAATTTTGAAGTTTGTGAGAGGTGTATGGCTGAGTTGTGCCGTATGCGTTTGTGGTTTCAAGTATGGAGTTGTCATTCACCAGGGACAAACCTTCTTTGGGACCATACCGTGGCAAAATATTTAATGAAAAAATGAGCATTAATGACAGAAATCCAGCAAATGCAATAAGAAAGAATGTTTTTATTGAATTTGTCATTGTTTTATTAGGTTGTGTCTTGGGGTCTTGGGGGTCTTGTGTCTTGATTCACGAGAGGGTTATGATATATAATAATAAATATATTTTCTTTTATTTATTCTTTTTTTGGGTTTTAGATTTGGTTGATTTAGATTTTGTGGATTTGGATTTTGATTTGGTTTTAAAAATTGTGCCATAACTTAATGATTTTTGGGTTTTTGTTTTGGTCTTGGTGTTTGTCTTGGTGTTGGTCTTGGTGTTGGTCTTGGTCTTGGTGTTGGTCTGGGCCTTGGCCGTGGACTTTTTCTGGGTCTTAGGCGCATGCTCCTCCAACAACGGAACATATTTCAAAAACCACGATTCATATTGTTCGCTGGTTTTATCGTCTTTCAACCGCTCATACATTTCCTTTTTTTCATTTTTCATATCATCCAGTGTTTCCTGTTTTCCATAACAATCGGTGCTAAATCTCTTCAATAGCCCGCTGTCTGATAGACGGTTCTTTAAACGCAACTCGTATAGAAATTGGCTCATGCATAAAATCCGGTTTTCGTCATAATACGGTCGGTCCGCATAAATAAATGCCAAATAAAAACTAAGCATGGTTTCAATGGTGGCAACCCGCACTTCTTCGCCGTTCAAGTGGATTGTATTATAGCTGTGACACGCCAACGGCGAATATACAAACGAAATAGTTTCTTCGCCAACCTTGATTTCGTAGTGGGTAGAAATCACTTCGCCAATGCCGGGGTGCTTCACAATTTTTACCGCGGTATACCCTGCGTCTGTCAAGTGCGACTTAATATAATGGCACAACTCTTCCGGGTTTTCAGAAAGCACATCAAAATCCGGGACTTTTTCCACGATTTTACGCAGTTTCTTGGGCATATATTTTGAATACAATATGTTGGCATATCCGCCTAAAAACACGGCTTTGTGTTGAATGAACGCGTCGCGAATGTGCTTGTATATTTGTTCTTGCGCCGATTTATCTTTTTTGGTTGCGTCGTTTTCTTGTGAAAACGGGCGCTGTAAATCCACTTTATTGCACGCATATCCTTTAAGCGGGTAATTCTTGTTCAACAGGGTTAGGCGTGTTTGGACTTTTTCCCAGCGTGAAACATCGCCGCTTGGACGTGATAATTCTAAATACATTGCCATGCGAAGAAAGTTAGGCGGGGCGTATTGAATACCATCCACCTTAATTGTGGATTTTCTTAATTTGAGAAACAATTTTTCGTCCATTTGGGTGATGTCGGCAATGCCCATGTAATTTACGAATACCTTGTATGTGCCGTGATGAATCCCCGCTTTTGCTTCTACTTCATTATACCCTGCCTTGTAGAAAATGTCCGCCAACTCTTTGGCATCTTTTAACGCATTGGAAGAATAAAAGTCATAGTCGGGTAATTCAATTTCCTTGTTATAAAATTTGTCTTTTTCCGGTAAAATGGCGTTGATTGCGGTTCCGCCGTAGCAAAACAAGTTTTTTCGTTTGATAAAATTTTCTACGGTTTTTACTATTTTCTGGACTTCGGCGTTTTGAATGATTTCTTTTCCCTTTTTTTCTTCAATGATGCCTACCGCCTTTTTTAATATTTCTAGTTCTTTTTTTTCGTAATCCTCGTTTTCAAAATAGGGGAACATTGTATTTCCGGACTTGGATTTGATATATACCGCCGATGTTATATATATCAAAGATGATTTTTTTTGTTATTTACCAAAATTCTGTCTTATCAATACAGCAATACAGCAATACAGCAATACAGCAATACAGCAATACAGCAATACAGCAATACAGCAATATAGCATTACAAAATTACAGCAATACAGCAATACAGCAATACAGCATATTGTTAAATTTGTTAAATTTGTTAAATGTTAAACCCGCCGCCCGGCACAGAAAATTCGCGATTGGCATAAGAATATGCGGGATTAACCGGTTTGGGTGGCGCAATCTTGATTGGAACATAACGCAATTCCTCCGGCTTCAATACAAACGCGTAGCCAACTGATTTAAATTTGTCTTCATATACTTCTAATTTGTCGTCTTGTGCGGAGGCTTGAAAACACATTGCCACCAGTTGGCACCCCCACGAATCCATCGCTGGAATGGCGGTCTTGTTTTCGGGTCTAGCGCCTCGTTCCGGCAACACAATACACATATATTTTTTGTTGTGTTCTTTAAACAATTGCGGATTGCCGATGTTTTTCACCTCGGTGAATGTTTTCTTTTCTAAGAATAGCGTGGCAGAGGTCATATTAATGAATTCGTGCATTTTTGTGCGGCGAAACACGTCATTGGTTCCATCCGTCATAATGATGACCTTCCCCATTAAATCTTTCAGTGGTACATTTCCAAAATCATTTTTGCGGTTCTCTCTGGAATAAACCGCACCCATTAAGCGCGGCGTAATCATGCTGCTCTTAGACATAATTTCCGCCATCTTTTCATACATTGTTGCATTTTGACTTCTAAACCGTATGTGTAAAATAAGGGGGTCCAGCGGATTGGGACTGATTGAATTAGAAAATGCGTAATCTCCAATTGTTTCAATTGCTTCACTAAATGGCAGGTGATTGTATGTTTCTTTGTAATAAAATGAATCCGCAGAAGATGACGCAATTACCGGCTCATTATTAACCGACCATATTTCAAAATCCAAGCACCGCACCCCTCGTTCCAAGCAGTAGCGCAACGCATCATAACTCACATTAGAATTTTTGTAATCTTCGCCATTGAAACAATTGTATGCCGTTTTCACATAATAGTCTTTCAGTTTGTATTTGCTTTGGGCATCGCGAAAATTAACATTTGATATTCCAGGCGAATCTGTTTTGTTTTCTAAACCTTCGCGAATGTCGTGATGTGGGACGGCTGCGGTGTTATTATTGGGTTGTTCCGGCGGCGACTGTTCTGACAGATGGCTGTCGTCGGCAATATTTTTTTTTGAGACCGGCATTGAGACCGGCATACTGGGCAATTCAATTGCCGGTAAAGTTGAGTTTTCAAACCCTTCAACTGCGAATAAGGAGGAAGTAGAAGCCGCCGGATATTCAGAGGCCCGCACTGAAAAAGAGTGGCGCTGGTAGTCCTGAACTGTATATTTTGACATGCGCAATAATTGCCACACACCAACAATGATTAAAATAATGCCTATAATACCATATTCTCTCTGCGTAAGTTTTAGTTTTATCATTTTTTATATTTTAATTGGTTGAATTTGGGTTTTGGTTGATATTGATGGGGTGTTATATTATAAAGATAATAAAATGTTATAATATATACAACACCTCTTTTACCACCCTCTCTTACATTAATATAATAATAGAAATGGCAGGAGGACTACTAAATTTAGTGGCAACTGGAAATCAAAATGTTATATTAAATTCAAATCCACAAAAATCATTTTTCAAATCCACATATAAAAAATATACGAATTTTGGTCTTCAAAAGTTCCGAATTGACTTTGACGGCCAGCGTAAATTACGCCTCAGCGAAGAATCCAAATTCACTTTTTATGTTCCACGATACGCCGATTTATTGATGGACACGTATGTGGTAGTCACACTTCCCACAATATGGAGTCCAATTATGCCGCCCAAAACCGCAAATGATATGTGGGCGCCATATGAATTCAAATGGATTGAAAACATTGGGTCGCAGATGATAAAAGAAGTGGTGATTTCTGTTGGCGGGCAAATTCTCCAAAAGTTCAGCGGCAGGTATTTATTGGCACTGGCCCAGCGGGATTTTGACACCGCCAAAAAAGAGAAATACGACCAGATGACCGGCAATGTTCCTGAATTGTATAATCCGGGGTGTTCCGGTGCGCGTATAAATCAATATCCAAACGCATACTACACTGCCAATGTTCAAGGCGCCGAACCCTCCATACGAGGACGAAAACTATACATCCCCATCAATGCTTGGTTCACATTGAGCGCCGCAATGGCGTTTCCGCTGGTGTGTCTTCAATACAACATGCTTCAAATAGATGTCACGCTTCGCCCGGTGCAAGAGTTATTTACGATTCGTGACGTGTTAGATGCCGAAAATGGGTGGCCGACCATACGCCCGGATTTCAATCAGCCGGAACATCAATTGTTTCGGTTTTTACAGCCGCCCCCCGACGTTGCGTTGCGGGACACCTCCTTCACCGACCGTCGCACCGATTGGAATGCGGATGTCCATATTATGGCAACGTACTGCTTCCTTTCCAGCGATGAAACCAAGGTGTTTGCCGCCAACAAACAGCAGTATTTAATCAAGGCCGTGTATGATTGGGAATTTAATAACATTACCGGAAACCGGCGTGTTAAAATAGAGAATTCGCTGGGTATGGTATCCAATTGGATGTTTTATTTTAGACGCAGTGATGTGAATCAACGGAATGAATGGTCTAATTACACAAATTGGCCGTATAATTATTTGCCGTATGACATTATTCCGGCGGATGATGACGGCAGTTGGACGATTGCCGGGTTTGCCGACTTGCCCAAAAATGGGCCGGGATTAGGGATTGGTCCTGGTATAAACCCGGTTGATTTGCGCCGAACCGGCATTCATATTACCGGCGATTTTAAAAGCGAAAACCAGCGCGAAATATTACAAACTATGGGGATTATATTGAACGGAAAATACCGTGAAAATGTGCTAGATGCGGGGGTGTATAATTACATTGAAAAATATACGCGCACCAGCGGTGCTGCGCCTCCCGGGCTGTATTGCTACAATTTTTGTTTGAATACCGACCCCTTGGAACAGCAACCCACGGGCGCAATAAATATGAGTAAATTCACGCAAATTGAATTGGAAATAAGCACGCATTACCCGCCAATGGACCCATATGCCCAAGTGCTCACCATTTGCGACCCCATTACAAAAGAAGTCATTGGTGTCAATAAACCGACTTGGAATATTTATACCTACACCTATGATATGATTTTAATGGAAGAGAGATATAATATATTGACATTTATGGCGGGAAATTGCGGGTTAATGTATGCTAGATAAATTATTTTAGTAGTATATATACCCCCTTGTATTTTGTTAAAAATCAAAAATCAATCAAAAATCAAAAATCAAAATCAAAATCAAAATATTCTAGTATTTCCAGACCAAAGTTATAAGTTACCGAATTACAAGTTATGAATAATATATCAGAAGATAGCAACGCGCCGGTGGTAGATGAAGACCAAGAAGACCAAACACAAGAAGAACAAGAAGACCAAGAAGACCAAGAAGAAGACAATCCAGACAATGAAAAACAAAATACCAAGCAAAGCGACCGTAAAAAATCGTCAAAGGCATTAGAAGAATCATTGAATATGGGGCAATGGGGTAAATTTTTTATGAGTTTTATCACTTTTTTTATTGAATTGTTTTTATTGAGTATTTTGCTCACCAACATGGCGTTTTTTGCCGAAAAACGGGTCGGAAGTGAAAATGCGATAAACTTGAATTTGTTGTTTCCTACCGACCGCACCAAATGGCCGTATTGTTATAATGGCGAAACATATAGCGACCACACCGCTGGCTGCGAAACCGAAGGAACATTTAAACAATACATTGGCGACCCTTCTCTCGGAACGGCCAAAGGCTTTTATTTCAAGATTGCCGGTTATTTAGAGATGATAATGGAAAAACTGGGCGGCGTTACCAGCCAAGAAGCAGAAAAAATAGATAACATTATTTCCGAAAAGAAACAAAAACCGGGAATGGGCGACGGCATTTTATTTACCAGATTGAAGCAATTTATGAACAACACCTTTGTATTTACATTTACCACGGTGCGAAAAATGTTGATGTGGATGTTTGAGAAGTACGGCAGCGTGTTTAAAAAGTTGCCGAATGAATTGTATGATTCGTGGGCGCCGGTGCTCATTTTGTTGGCGCCAATACCATTGCTCGCAATTATTTTTGGGTTCGGTATGGGTATAAACGCATTTATAGCCGTGATTGGCTGCTTTTATCAGAAGACACGAGATTCTGTGGAATGGGGCAGTGGATTTTCGTGGTCATTGCTCACTATGTTCATGCTTCCGATGTTTATTGTCATCGTGACGTGGCTGGTTCAGTTTGTTCAAATGATTGGAACGTTTGTGGTGTACCCCCTTCTTCACGGCGAGTCCTACTTTAAATTGTATTCCATGTTTGCGCCGATATTCTTTTTCATTTTCAATATATGGGTTATTTATTTGGCATACACCGAATTGGATGAAACCTCTGCGATTGGATTTATTACTGGGCTAATCATACTGTATTTGATTATGTATTTTGTCGCAATTCAGCGCCCCATTAACGCAACCCGCGTGTATTTCAAAAATAAGGCGCAGGGTTTGGCTTAGCATTTACGCGTTTACGCATTTACGCATTTACGCATTTACTGAAAAATGTAAAATAATGTAAAATAATGTAAAATAACATATAAATAAAAAATGTAATATACTATAAACAACAAAACCGCACTTTGTTTATAGTAATAGTATGGGAAAGTCCATCGTTCAAAAAGCGGCGGCAGGTAGTTTTAAATACAAGGAACTCCCGTTTGTAAGTGTATGCACCCCTACCTACAATCGTCGCCCGTTTATTCCGGCAATGCTTAAATGCTTTGACCATCAAGACTATCCCAAGGACCGAATGGAATGGATTATCGTTGACGATGGAACCGACCCCATAGAAGACTTGGTGGCGTCTCACCCAAATGTGAAATATTACAAATATGACACCAAAATGCCTCTGGGGAAAAAAAGAAACCTGATGCATCAAAAATCCAAGGGCGACATTATTGTGTATTTTGATGACGACGATTTTTATGCGGTGGAGCGTGTTTCCCACGCCGTGGATATGCTGCTAAAAAACCCCCAAGCATTGTGCGCCGGCAGCAGCGAGATTTACATTTATTTCAAACACATCCGAAAGATGTATCAGTTTGGGCCATATGGACCGAACCACGCAACTGCCGGTACATTCGCATTCCGGCGTGAAATGTTGAAAGACCACGCCTATGAAGACGACGCATGCCTGGCAGAAGAAAAAGCGTTTTTAAAGAACTACACGGTGCCGTTTGTTCAATTGGACCCGATGAAAGTGATTCTCGTGTTTTCGCACGAGCACAACACCTTTGATAAACGCAAATTGCTTGACAACCCCAATCCGCTAGTTGTGCGCGAATCCCGTAAAACGGTCAGCGACTTCATTAAAGACAAAGATTTGAAGTTTTTCTATATGATTAAATTGGACCAAGTGTTGAAGGATTACGAGCCGGGAAGACCAGAAATGAAGCCAGATGTTATGGCACAGACCGCACGTATGGAACAAGAACGGCGCAAAATGACAGAACAAGCGGCGCGTGATACACCGGCTACAAATGGCTCCATTTTGATGCATGTGCCCGGAAAAGACCCCGTTGCGCTGACCAACGACCAAGTCATTGGGTTGATTCATTCGCAAAAGGAAGAAATAGAACGCTTGACCGCACAAGTCGCGTATCTTCAAGCGCAAGCGCAAGCACAAGCGCAAACACAAGCAAACGCGACTATGACAAACACCGGAATGACCATCACTGAAATTAGCGAAACAACTGCGGCAAACTCTGAAATATCCCAAGATTTAATGAAGAAATACGAAGACGCCATTCGCGAAAACCTGGAATTACATATGGAAATTGATAACTTGAAACAAAAAATCAGAGAGTAGTATTCGGCCTTAGGCCTTAGGCCTTAGGCCTTAGACCGTAATAACCGCATAAAAAGATATAAAGCCGTTTTTACAGTTAGTAATAACAGTAATAAATATGGCTGATAATTACGAAGACACTCTTTTCAACAACACCAAGGCCGCTGGCGCAGAAAACAGCAACCGACGCAGAGCCTTTGCTTCCAATAATTTCGGTAGTTATATTGTGAATGCGGTCACTGGTGTGAAATATAACTGGAAGGTTGGTTCAAAGGAGGAAAACATCTTGTGGAAGGTGTGCGATGCGCGCTGTTATAACAATGCCGACCCTTCAAACTATTTTTATGATTCACCCTATGAAGCAATGGCGCATCGCCGTAGCAAATATTCACAGGAATCTATTGACAACTGGCAATCCCGGTCAGACATTTATAGGGCTAATTATAACAATGAGCGCGGGGTTATTGAGTGAGTGATACACTATTTATATGACAACGCAATACATTTATTATATACGCAACGTAATTTGTATATAATAAAATAATAAATATGGATTTTTTGAATAATTCTTGGTTTATTCTTGGTTCATTGATACATTGTTTATTTTCAAATACAATTGCTTTTTATTGCTAATAACAAATTCGTGGTCGTCGCTTAATTGAAGGAGATTGGTTTTCACCGCTTCATTGATGGTTGAAAACGATACGCCGTCTTCTTCCGTTTTGTACGCAGCAGTTGATGCCGTTTCAGACGGGTGGTCGGGTTCTCCGTTGTGGCCGTGTGTTCGGTTTTTGCGCCCCCGTTTCACCTTTGGCAAAATGTATTTCCACTTTCCAAACAAGTATATTTCGCCGGTGTCGTCGTTATACTCCGTTTTCAAGGTGTCAAATACTAATTCCGTTCCAGGAGCGTGTCCGTCTTCTTCCATTGAAACCGTGGTTGCGTCATCAATCAATTCCAAAAATGCGTTTGTGCTAATGTATGTCCGCAACAATGCGGCTACTTCCTTGTTTACGGATACATTGAATTCATTTACTGCATCATCATCGTCCTCGTCATCAGTTGCTGACCCGGATGATTCAGAACAAGAATCGTTATCGCTATGTTTGTCCGATGTTTCTTCATATTCTAACCGGATGTTATCTGCGTCTTTCTTTGAAGCGGGGTAGTTTGTCAAACACACCACATTAAAGTCCAACGCAAGGGAATATTTTGAATCTAATGACATGGATGCTCCCATTTTTAAATAAAGGTGTAAAAAACAAATGAAAAATAAAAAGAACTGATATTTATGTATATGATATACCTAAGTATCAATTTACGATAGTTTTAACGCACTTGCCTTGCCTTGTCTTGCCTTGCCTTGCCTTGCCTTGTCTTGCCTTGCCTTGCCTTGTCTTGCCTTGCCTTGCCTTGCATACTTGGAAACCCCCGGAATCAATCATCTTCAATTTCAATTTCCGTTTCTGTTTCAGGACAATTTGTGGTTGTGCTACTTGCTTTTAACACATATTTATCTAAATATCGGTATATCCGATTAATGTCCAACCGGCTAATTTCGTAGATTTCAAGCATGGATTGTATGGTATCTTCGTCGTCATACTGCGTTCTTAAACTATGAAAAAACGAAAACAAGTCTTTTTGGTCCATAGAAAGTTGCACACACAAGCGCTGAATAAATAAAAAATTATTAAACTCGGTGCTGTATTTTGTCAACACTTTGGTAAATCGCACTTCGGACGGATTATATTTCGGCAGTTTTGGAAATTCATTGTGTAGTAAATAATTGTTATAAAATGTATTAATCAATGAACTCATCTCCTTAAATAACCAAATCTGTTCTTGAAATGTTATGCGGTCAATGTAATCCGCTAAACAAATGTTGTCTAGCAACTTCTGGTAAAAAGGAATGCTGACATCCTTCGGTAATTTTGCTAAAATATCCACAATGTTTTCGTGCCACAGCAAGCCAATAATGGTGCGGTCGGTTTCGTTGATAAGGGCATTGTGCTCCGTGATGGGATACGGCGTATTAATCAACTTTTGTGTTATCTTTTTACTGTCTTCATTGTATGCCTTCGGTTGAAAGATTGCTTGTATGATATTGGTTTTCAGCGATGATTGCTGTTTTTGGTACATTGTGTAAATTGACGAAAATTTACGTAAATCGCCTTGAACAAACCCCGTTACATTTGATTTTAAAAGGGGGTCATCTCTCAACGACGGAATGGCAATGTCCAACATTTGGTTTATTTGTCCCGGTGTTGGCGTGCTTAATTCATAGGTATAACACACCTTCATTAATTCTTTTATTTTCTTGTCGTTGAAATAGTTGCCGATACATATAATCGGGTTCATCGTCACTTCTTCCTGCTTCTGTTTTTTTGTCTTTTTTGGGCGGATTAATTTTATCAGGGAATTGATGCCGCCTTTGTCTCCGCTGTTCATTCCGTCTATTTCGTCCATAACAATGACAATCTTTTTCACCTTTTTTTGAAACACCGACATAATGTTTTTATCCGAAATGTTGTGCTGGGTAATGGCGTCTATTTTCATTGTGTTTCGCATATCACCGGCGTCATATTTAATGACGTCGTAGTTTAATTCGCGCAATAGTCGCACTACAAACTCGGTTTTTCCGCTGCCTGGATTACCGTATATGTATATGCCTCGTTTAAAAGTAAGGTCTTTCTTTTTTTCTTGAAATTCGCAAAGAAATTGTTTAATGTTTTCGTATATTTGTTCTCTCCCCAGTATTTCATTGAAGTTGATTTTATCCATAGTGCGGCGTATTATTATGGGTGTTTGGTGGTTTGGTGGTTTGGTGTTATTGAATGATTATTTTGTTTGAATTATTATGTTTATGTCGTTTTTGTTTATGCCGGATATAGGGGATATAGGGATTTAGGAATTAAATTTTTTATTACTACATATTATATACAACTACCCAACCAACATGAATATCCAGACTCTTTTTTCTCCCCTTAACAAGGACTTTTGTCTTTATTTTTACTATCTCTCCATTTTGAGTTTTATCGTTCTTATGATTTCTGTCATTGGACTCGTTTATTATTTGTTCACTAACAAGTCAAAGGACGCCGGACATCATTACGCTTACATGTTTGGCCTCGTAATTACTTACGCTCTTATGTATTTCCATATGCGTCTCTTTTATTCTATGTGCGTTAATAGTGGAATGAAGGCTGGTGGATTTGTGTCTGATTCCGCACCTGCTGCCAAGGCACCTGTTCAGGGTTTCTATTAAAGCAGTATTAGTAAATTAGTAAGTAAATTAGTAGTACATTTAGAGTGAGTAATTAGAATATTATACTTTATGAATTTGAATTTGAATTTGAATATGAATATGAATATGAATATGATATTCAAAAAGTATAATATATTTCCACGCCGCCGATTATATTATCTCCGGCATAAATTGGGATTGGTGTTTATGTCAATGCCATCCCAAGCAATTCCGCTACCATTTTGCATGCCAATGTAATTCTGCCCTTTGGCCCAAGACTGTTTAGCACACAACCCCTTGTTTCCCTTGTAGGTATCGCCGGTAAAATCCATGGTGCGATACCCATTGGCGCCCTTCTTTTGGGTTAATTCGTGCGCATCCACACACACGCCGGCTTCATTCATCACCCAATGGTCGGGGCAATCCCCGTATGTAGGCGGCCACTGCATTGACGCATTCGCCTTCCACAATAAGAAGGCCATAGATATTAACGCAATAATCAACGCTACAAACATTAGCACCAATGCCATTTTTTGTAAGTTCCAATTAACTGCCCATTTAGCCCCGTTTCTAGAAATAGACGCCGCTGCTGACGACGACGATGGCGCAGAAGAAGACCCCACGTTGCCAAACGATGAAATGGCACTGGACGCACGATTATAAAAATCCGACATTTTATATGTAAGAAAAGAAGAAATTATTTAGGGTAATAAGTAATATTTATGCGAGGTTATGATATAATAAATAAATATATTTTTATTATAACAAGATATAGTAAAAACATAAACATACAAACATACAACATAACCATATACAAACCCCCAAATACATAATACATAAATAAATATGTCTGCTTATCAATTGCCTACATATCCTGAAACTACTTATATTGGCAACCCTAAAAATGGGCGTGTTGATATTATAACGCCCCCCATTCAAGACCAATTCGCAATGTATGATAAAATGCCGGTAAATCAGTGTGTTACATATCGCGATGCCTTAACCGGTATATGGGAAGACACGCTTTTGTCTAGGGCATTTTTCAGCAAAGAAAATATGCAAATTGTGCAGAACGGTATTCGTGCCGGGGTATATAGAAAATCCGGCGGAAAGTATGTTATCTGCGAACAAGACTGCGACACACTTCGTATTATTATGCGGTCTATTTTTCTACAAAACGCAACCAACTCGCCTAACAACATCCGAGACCAAATTCTTGAATTGAATGACTTGATTTATGATTATTGTATTCCTCGCATTTTCAGCGAAGCCGAAGGATATATCATTTACAAGCACGATGTTAGCAACATGTACATGCCGATGGCGCGTCCCAACTTTAATGACTACAAGCATAAGACATTAGAATTGAAGCCTTGGTTCTAAGAGGGGTCGGGGTCTTAGTGTGGCGGGGTCTTGGGGACATTAGTTTTACACCGTTGAATATAACCTTCAACACCCCTACGGGGTGCGGTTTCATATATTCGCTGGTATAAATCAGTAAAACCCGTTTAAATATATTTTATTGTTTCTTAGTAGAATAAAATACTTATTTACTTGGTTTAATTTCGTTATTTTCGTTTTCGTTATAAATATTTACAAAATGGTTCAAGCAGGTGTTGATAGTATAAACGGACAACCAGGTGATAGTGGCGACGGCGGCGGGTTTATTCGCAATGGCGGCTTTCTGTATTGGGCATTAATAGCCTTGTGTATTGCTGGTCTTGTATATATTTTTAGGGAAGTTTTAGCAATTTTTAGAGGGCGCCAATCCACCAAAACATGTGTTGGCGGCATATGTGAGCGTTTAGACGGATATCCAGACAGCGATGTTTCTTCATCTAGGCAATCCGAGGTATGCCGACTACCACCTAAAATAGAAGAAATAGACGACGATGAACCATACGAAACATACGAAATAAACGATATACAAGAAACCGAAACCGACACCGAACCCGAGCCCGGCAATGATAATCCACCCTCTGAAAATCACGTCAACGAAATGGAACAAATGGATTAAAGGAAAAAACAAAAAACAAATAAGTGTGTAATATTTTATACTGTGATATAGTATATAATATAGTAGTATATGTCAAACAACGACATCATTAACGCAAAAAAGAAGAATTTATTTGGGGACCAGTCTTCTTCGTCCCGCCTACATAAAATCATCAAAGGAACAAATGATACCGAAAAAAAATCGCAGCCAGCGGGGCCGGTTAAAAACACCACCGAACAAAATTCTATCCGCAACGCGCTTTCCAAAACCAGGGGAGGCGGATATACCATTCCTCCCAAGGTGTCGGCCGTAGTTGAATATGCCACGCGTGAAATCATAAATGTGTTTTCTACGGTGGGCAGCACCACTTGGCGGGTGCCGCGCCTAACGTCGCGGGTTGCATACCTCATTGTGGGCGGCGGCGGTGGCGGAAGCGGTAGTTATGATAATGCCGGTGCTGGTGGCGGTGGCGCCGGAAGTGTAATTTATGGCGTAATGACCGTGTATCCCGGTACAATATTTAATGTCGTGGTTGGTGATGGCGGAAATGGAGGTGTCGGGGTTGGAACTGTGTCAAGCCCGTATTCAGCCGGGTATTCAACCGACGGTTCTGAGGGCGCAGCATCCGTGTTTTATAATTTTGTAGCAAATGGCGGGAAAGGGGGGTATAACCGAAG